CTCAATTACTGACTTCCCACCGCTTGCCAAAGTCCTTGCCCTTGCATCATGCGGTAAGTAGTGTTTTCCGTAATTGTAGGGTTTTTCTTTGATTTTTGATACAAATTCTTCAATAGTTCCACCCGAAAGGGCAAAAAAATCAACAATATGGATTTCGCCCGCGATGACCTGATACCACCAAATGGCCGTATCGTCAGTATGTCCCAAGTCCCAAGCGGTGTGTGTCTTAACCTCAATTTGGTTATCAACCTTAGTGATGCGCCCTTCTTCGCTTGCCTTGCGCATCTCAGTACCCCATATCGCACCAACGATGGCCGCCTCAAAGCTGCACTCATACTCTTGCAGATATTGATCTTCAGCTAGTTGCGCCCTTGCCGCGTCTAGTTCTGATTCAGGCAATAGCTTAGACTTGCTTGCGGGTAATGACAGGCTAAACCACTCATTGGGCAGTTTGCGGCTTGTCTCGTAGATGTTCCAAAACTGATTTTTGCCCTTGGGTGTGCCACCGAACACGCACCATCCCTGTTTGTCAGATAAGGCGGGGCGAACCACATTACCCCAAACACTCGGTTTAAAGTCGCCATATTCATCAAGGTAAAGCCCATCAAAGCCCAATCCACGCATGGCATCGGCATTGTCTGCCCCAAACAACCTTATCTTTGCCCCGTTGACCAACTCAATAATTAGGTCAGCCTCGTTGCTAGACTTGGCGATTGGGCGTGAAAAGTATTTAAGGTAGTCCCATGCCACGCTTTTGGCTTGGCTTCTATAAGGGGCAACATACCCAAATAAGGGCATAGGGCTTTTGCAAGTGATTGCCGCCCTGATGATGTCGTTGATGGCCGCCACGGTCTTACCCGCCCTTCGGTGAGCAACTAAGCAAGCCCATCTCTCTGTTCTAGCGTGAAACTCCCTAAACTGCTTTCTAGGGCTATAAGGGATTTCTATGATTCCGCTTGCCATTTAATGACCATTTCTTGTGGGCCACCTTCTGCACCCGTAACTTCTGAACGGGCTAACTTGGGAACATGATATTCAACAACGCTTTGGAATAGCTCAAAAGCCTTGGCGGGGTTTGGCTTCACATCGTTTTCAGGGTCGCCTTGTGCCACAGCATCGAGCCATTCAGAGAGCCTATGAGCGTTTGAATCTACAAACAAGGCTATGGCCTGTCTTGCCTCTTGCGTGACCTTGTTGGGCGTTCCTGCGGGTCTGCCGTTGGGATTATTAGTCCATCCCTTGCGGCTTTGTTTCGGTTTGTTGTTTTCAGTCATTGCTTGCACCTTGTTGGGTGAGGGCGTTGATTTGGTCTTTGATTATGTGTGCGAGAAAACAGGAAAATTACACACTCGACATCCTCAATTGCCTGTTTAACCGCCCTCGTTTTTCTTTCTGTCCATTGCCTTCATTGCTTCAGCTAGGCGTTTACCCTTATCAGCATTATTGTAGTCTTTCGCTACGCTTACAGGAACACCGACCTTTTTGGCGAATTCGGGATTATGTGCGGCTGCGGCCATCATTCTTGCTTGTGCGGGTGAGTGGCTTGGCATGGCTTAGTCCAAGTATTTGAGTTTATACAGCGTTGAGTCTATGTTCTCTTGGATGTTATCCACAAGCTGATTAAGTTCTGAGTCTTGGGGAAGTTCTTTTCTGATGTCCATTACGAACTTGGAAAGCACTTCAAAGTATTTGATTGGGTCGTTGTTTGGGGGGTGATACTCGTTGGGGAATTTCTTGAGTTGCCCGTATTTTCCCATGTATGCCTCGGCATAGGCGTCTGTTTGTTCTACGATCAAGTCATAGAATGTACCCAAAGCCATGTGCTTGCTAAAGCTGTTGGTTGTCCAATGCATTAAGTGGGCGTTTGTGCCGCAATGCAGTAGTGCAAGGACAAAGTTTGATACATAGCCTGAGTATTTATCCATACTTTTACCCAAAAAAAATGGTGAGATTGCATTTTAGTACATTCTCACCATAAGGCAACTGCTATTGCAATTCTAATGTAAAAGGCAACGGGACATCAACAGGCCATCTACCTTGATTGCACAAAGTTAAAACTGTCCCAATGTGGGCTTCTGCCCATTTCTTTTGGCGTTCTTCTTTGGTCATGTTTTTACCTTGATCTATTTCGTAATGGCAAGCCAGGCATAGTGCCGCGACTAAGTTATCGTCGGCTTTAATGCCTTTACCCTTACCCCCGCCCCAATTACTGTGAGCCGCTTGAACGCCATTGTCCATGCCACAGCTTTGACAGGATAGACCCGCCACTAATTTTAGGAGTTTCTGACTTCTCACATATTTGTGTTTCGGATATTGCATATTCTTTGGTGTAAAACTTGTGATTATTTTCGCATTGGCGCTTGCGGCTGACATATTCAGGGTTTGATCGGGTTTCTAAAACTTTTAGGGTTTCAGACCCACAGCGGGGACACATCATTCTTTTCCTTAATTAAATAAAAAATATACCCAAACGCCAAGAGTCAGTAACAAAATCAAATGGTTCAAAGTCTCAATAGTCATAGTTACTCCGTTGTTTTAACGCCAAGGCGCTCACTTGCTTGCTCTGACCGCCAAATATCTGATTTCATTTGTGCGGCAAATAACTTCCATTTAAGGGTTTCCTCTTGCTCGATGGCGGCTGCCAGTCCTTGCAATAGTTCCTGATATTCAGGATGTGCATAAGCCTCACGCTCTTGGGCAACACCCGAATCTATGCCCCTTGTCATTGCATCTTTCATCAACAAGGCTTTTTTGGTCTTACGGTATTCCTCAAGATAAACCCTTTGCGCTTTAGCCTGAGCAAACTTGGGCGCGTTTTCCAAGATGAACTCTATTGCTTTGTAAGGTGCTTTCATAATAAAACCGCCTGTTTTGGGCCAAGACTGATTAAATGTTTATGTTTTCTAGATAAAGGCAAATTGTTTGTTATCAAAATTGTTTTTTTGTTTTCACCATCAGGTTTTACATACCTCGTATTGATTTCCTCAGCGTCATTCCATTTCATTGAAACAGACAATCTATCTTCGGGCAGACCTGATGTTTCACCAATTTTTTTCCAATTGTCTGCCAAGTAAACCGCCCCTTTTTTGTTATTACCAATAGTTGTAATGATTGCTTTTAAATCATTGTTGTAATATTCAAACCAATCCAATTTTGCTCTTTTTCTTATTGCACTAAGAATTTGTGTTCCAACATTTGGTATTTGTTCTTTCATGCAAAACCTTTTGTTGTCAGCCACTTCATTAAATATTTTGTCAAATTCACTTTGAGACATTGAAAAATAATTCAATATTGCTTTTGGAGTTGGTTTAAAACCGCTACCAATCCAAAATGTGCCAACATCTTTTTGTTTGTATTTAATGATGTATTTCAAACATCGGCCAACCGTTTTTGAACTTGCAACATAACTATGGTGTTGTTCAACAATTTGATCTGCAATTAATTTATCTTGGTCACTTTCAGCAATTCTTATTTGCAAATCATTCATATTTGCCTCACCATAACTTCAACCTTTGCCACTTCACCATAAACTTTGCTTGCATGAATGGATGTGATTTGCGAATCGTTGTCAAAAACAATCTTGTCCATCCCATCAATGGCCGACTTAACCACATTGTCCAAGTCAGGCTTTTTGGTGTGTTTTTCTTGACCGCTTAAACAAGCCTCTGTGCGTTTTTTTGAGTATGAGGCGGGAACGGCAAAGGTGACATAAATAAACGCCTCTAAAGCCCCTTCTAGCGGTTCTGATGCACCCATTGCCGCCTTTGCCATCATTCCGACATCAGATTCATAATTCTTGGTCTTTTCAGGGGTGTAGGCAACAGGAAAATTGCCCCTTGTGGAAAACCTTGGTCTGCCTTTAGGTACGGGTTCGCCATAAATCGTAAACATGATCTGAATCATTTTTTGTCTTTCTGTTCGTTCATGCGTTTTTTTAGGTCATCAGCAGCCGCTTGGCCTCGCCTCTTGGCAATGTCCGTTAGGGTTTGTTGCCACCAATACTGCGCTTCGCCCCGCCCTTCCTCCAAGGCTTTCTTGCGGTAGCGTCTGATCCAATCTAACGCTTCTGTGTTCCTCATAGTCTCCTGTAAGTTCAAGCGCTCTTGTGATGACAAACTCGCTAAATTGTTGGCCTTCTCTGACCCGATCAAGGATTTTGTGGGCTTCATAAAAAGTCAAAATTCGTCCTCGCTTAGTTTGTCGTCATACCATTGCGAAACAGTTTTGACTTTCAAAGTTGGTAAATCAGCAAAACTACGCTTTTTCCGAGGCGGATCATTTATCCATTGATGGTAAGAACACTTTTGTTTGTCCCCATCAAGTCGCACAGCCCATAGGCTTTTGCATCCATCAACTGAACACCAAGGGTTGTGTTCTTTCTCATCTTTTTCTTTGGCGGCTGGTTTAGCAAATGTCATTTTGAATATTTCCCATCAATAATTTTGGCAAAGTTTGTGGCGTTAACAATCCATTCAAGGTCAGGCAACCATGTTCTATCTTTGGTTCTGAAACCATCGGCTAATGATGAATCTTTGGCTATATAACCAAAAAATGAATCCCACCAAGCTAAACCACCTTCAAGCGTTTTGTATCCTTCAGGAGAATAATTTGATGGCTTTGCTGCCTGTCTCCAACGCTGTCTAAGGTTAGTTTGCCGTGTGCCTTCCCAAACCCTAGGTTGCGTTAAATGAGGTAAATGCTTTTTGTAAAGAATCAGAATTTCTTGATGTGGACAAGTTGGCAGTCCATCTGCCGACAAAGATGCGTAAGCATCTTTATTCTGTGTCTTGTGTTCTGTGTCTTGTGTTATGGGTAATGTGTCTTGTGTAGCATTGCCTTCGGATTGCGTTTGCAATGCGTTCGCATCCTTTTTTCCCCATCTTGCTTTAGCGCTTGCACTAGCCTTTTCACTCTTGTCTCCCGCCTTGGCAATCTCTTTATTTGCCCTGTGATGAACCCATCCATCCGCTATGCGATCAAAATATTCTCGCAATACATTCGCAATGCAATCGGTATGCGAACGCATACGAATTTGCCTAGCAACTTCATTTATTTCAAGCGGAATCGGTGTTTCGTGAAGATAGTACCAATCAAGCAAACGCCTGTAGGCCAAATCTTCCATTTCGGAAAGGTGTGAAGTGTGACTTTGATAGTCACCAATATTAAATTGGTAGTAGTGCATGGTTTAACTCTGAGATTCTTCAGATTTATTAATCTTTGCAACTGCTTCTCGCCAATCACCTTTGCAAAACACCAATACATTTTGATGGGTTTTAGCCATCTTTCTGCCTGATTCAAACTGTTTGGTAACACGCATTGATGCAGAGCCAACGCTTGTCGCCAAAATAGCTTCGTTGTAAAGCAAAGCACCTGCTTGCTCAAAACCATCAATTGTTTCACTTACAAAATTTCTGTAAAAACCTTTTTTGTCCCTAAAGTCACCAACAACAAAACAAGCAAATGTATCGTTTTTCATTTTTTGAACTGAACGCAAAATGATGCGTTTATAAGCAGCCAAAAAGGTGTGCCATTCCATGTTTGAAAGGTCTTGAGGATCATCGCTATAGACTTCTAAATCGCCATAAGGAGGGCAAGAAAAAACCATATCAGCATCAGGTGCTTGAGAAAGCATTTCCATGCTGTCACCACATACCCAAACAGGCTTTTTTGGAGTATCAATTTTTTCAATCTGCATTTGGTTTGCATTAATTTGTTCTTGACGCAAATCACAACCCCAATAATTTCTATTGAGTGCAGCAGCAACAATCCCTCTTACGCTACCCCCTGCAAATGGGTCAACAACTTGACCTTGATTAGGACAAAACCATTTAACAGCTAACTCACAAAGCACAGGATCAAAAATGCTTGTGTTTAACTCTGTATTTTCTTCTCTGATGCCTTCTTTTTTTCGGTAGAAGTCGTAAGAACCCGCTTTGTTGTCGGCATAAAGTAAAGACTTGTTTCTGCCAACTTCACTCTCGATGCCTAAAGACTTCCAAGCCCTTTTTCGTTCTTGCCATTCGCCCTGACGGGCATCGAGAATTGTAAAAGGCGGTAGCGTAAAGCGTTGCGCTACTACTCCTGACGCTTGAGGCTTAATGATTTCGCCAAACAAGTCCACGCCATATAAAGACACATTTTCCATGAATTTTTCTCCGCAAACTCCCTAAAAGAAACAAGCGGCAGGGGGGGAGTACCCTTTTCGGTTGGGGGATCAAACCCAACCTAGCCGTGTTTCAAACAATCTTACTCGATAAACCAATCAGGACGCAAGACCATCAATTGATAAAGTCGCCCTGTTGGAATTTTTTTCCAATGAGAAATGGCACTTCTTTTGATGCCCAATATCCTTGCAAGCTCACTTGATGAGCCAGCCAATGTGATAGCCTTTTGTTTGTCCATTTGTTGATTTTACTCACTATTGCAAAAAAGCAACATAAGGGTTTATACTTACTAGACAATGTTGAGTTTGCTCTACAATCACCCCATGCCCTACTTTTGGGGTCTATTTAGAAAGGAAGCAAATGAGCAACGCATACGATCTGTATATAGCAGATTGGAAAACAAAGCATCCTGATGTGGTGCAACCTGAACGCCCAATTTCCCGACCTAACATGATTGGTGCAGAACCAATCCAAGGCCATCGTGTTTTTGACACTCGCAGCAAATGCTTTCAACTTGCTGATGGCAAAATTCTTGAAATTGGTCAAACAACAAATTGGATGGACATTTACGCAGTTTTTCCTGATCGTAAATCTTGGGCTTCATTTACACAGCCTATGACATTCAACGAATATTGGAATGGCTAATCATGATTGACTACAAACTCCGATACCACTTTGAAGAATTCGTCAGCTATGACGATGGCGACACGCTTGAGAAAGTCACAGTCGGGTATGACTACTACCCACCTGAACACAATTACCCCCATGAGCCTGACTGTGCAGAAATCTACGATGTGTTTATCTACAACCAAAAGGGTGATGACATTACTCTTGACTTGTCCAAAGAGAACACAGACCACATCATGTCAGAAGTCAAAGTCCACCACGCTCGTATGTTGAAAGAACAAAATGAAATCTAAGATTATTCAAACCATTGTTGAGTGCTTTTTGGCAATCGTCATTTTTGGCGGTTGGGGCGTGATGTTGGCATGGAGGGGCTAACCATGATTAACCAAATCAAAGATTATTTTCGTGTGCCATCACCAAAAGAGTTGGCTGCCAAAGAACTTGAGAACGCACAACGCAAGCTATTAGAGGCTTATAGCGCCCAAGAATATGCCAAGCGCATGGCTGACTACCACTCCGACCGAATCAAACGCCTAACGGCCTATTTAAAGGAAGAATCATGAGCATCGCTAATTTACTTACTCTGAATGTTAACGAACACACTGAGAAAAAAGCCAATCTGACTTATCTGTCTTGGGCTTGGGCATGGGCTGAAGCACTAAAGGCAGACCCAAAAGCATCGTTCACGGTTGAGATGTTTGGTGACAAGTGTTTCATGGATATTAACGGCACAGCAATGGTGTGGGTCACAGTTACCATGTTTGACAAGCCAATGACTTGCCAGTTGCCCGTGATGGATCATCGCAACAA